CATCCCCACTGTACAAAGAAGTCCTGATACATCAAAACTTTGTATTTAGTCATGTCGCCAATTAGCAAATAACCTACAGCGATGTTGTTATCAATGATAACAGGTACACCAGCGATAACACGGCCATCGGCAGATGTAAATGGAGGCAATACATATATACCTTCACTACCTTTAGCTAAATCCATATTAGCTGCATCAATCGGGTTAACAAACGCTGTTAAGTTGCTACCAAAGTTTAATGATTGCAGTTGTGCTATTGAAGCACGTATAGCATCAGCATTGTTTGGAGTAGTAACAGGGTCGATTGTAGTTAGCGTAAATAATGAAGCGTATTTGGTTACACCTTTAGGATTGGTTGATGAGGCAACGCCAGTTAATACAGCAGCATTTGCAGCTACCATAACTTCAAAACGTAACTCATTTTCAATCATTGATGTCATGCCGTCAACATCATAAAGCAACTCTGTAGATGCTTTCATACGCTCTGCGACTTTCTTTGGTACTGAACTTTCAGTAGACAACTCGAAAGATGCAAGAGGTTTCAAAACACCTTCGCCTATAAAGGCTGCATTGCCTTGCTTGTTGGTTTTGTTTACCCAAATGTAAGGGTTAAGGTTTGTACGGCCTTTAGTTAAACGATCCCAGAATGTAGGTTGGGTACGTACCAAGTCAATAACACCGGGCTGAACGCCGGGACGAGGCAAATAAGCAGAACCGCCTAAGTTAGTGCTTTCTAACATCGTAGCTGCTGCACGAATTTGCATTTGCGGCAATTCGGCGCGTTTACCTTCTTTTAGGGCATCAAGCTGGCCTTTGTTGGCTTCCATCCATGCTGCAACCTGTGAACGTACCGACATGTCTTTGATAACACCTTCGCCTTTTGCCTGAATTTCTGCAATTGCCTGACCTTGTTTTTTCAACATTGAGCGTATGCCCTTGTCATCTTCGCCCATCATGTCAGTTAATTTCTGAATGTCGATAGCTAAAGAGCCATCTTCTTTTAGAAAACCTTTTAGTGCAGAACGCACTTCTTTGCCAATATCCTCTTTTGATAGGTTATCTGGCAAATCCTTAAACCTTTTTTCAAGGCCGTTTAGTAACTCCAGATTGTCGCCTGTAGCACCGTCTTTGTTTAATTCAATTTTCATTTTTTAAAGTTGTTTTAAATCCAATTTATAACCGCCAATTGTTGCTAATTGCTCAATCGGCTCATTCAATTTAAGTGGATTATGCCTTAACTCATCCGGCTTAACTTTAGCGAGTGATATATGCCTTGCTATCAATTGTCTTAATTCAAGTTGTTTAGAGCGTGGTATGCCCTTTATAAATTCTGCTGTATCATCATCTAAAAATGATTTTTCACTTTCTAAATCTTCAATACTGCGTACGGTTTTAGTTTCTTTTATAGAAGCAAACGTAACAGGGCTACCCTCGTATAATTCAGCTTCTTTAATAATTATAGTATCGCTTGGCTCATCATATTCCATCTTATCCCAAAGGTACTCAAAGCCAAAAGAGTAACCGTTAATGGTTCCGCTACCTATTTGCGCTTTTGCCCTTTTAGCAGATGGAACGGCTTCAATATCATCAAAAACCCACTCACCGTACAAACCTATATCATCTTCACGTAAAACCAAAAAACGTCCTATTGGATCACGAACGTCATGCTGCCAACAAAAGGCAATCTTTTGATTTGCTGAACTTTCTGGGCCGCGCTCACGGATAGATTTAGAAAAACAGCCTTTAGTAAAAGCTGTTCCATAAGTATCTTTTACACCCCAAATACAAAAATAGGCTTTGCCGCCCGTTCCGTCATCCGTTAAGTTACCCTGTGCATCAACTACAGTACTGCTATAGTTGATAGGTGCAGCCCTAAGCTGTAATTCCTTGATCTTGTTGTGTAGCATTTTGTTGTACTGGTTCTGTATAGTAAGTGTCGCCGTCTGGTATAGTTTCTAATCCTATTTCAGTCAGCCATTGATTTTTTGTAATTATACCATTTAAATACTCAATCTGCAAACTCTCATCTTTAGCCTTTCTTGCGCGGCCTTGCATTTCTGCATCTTCCTGCATGATTGGTAGGTGTGAAAAATCAACTGTAAATTTGCAATTATTTTCTGATGCTTTAAAATATTTAGCGTATTTATCAATATCCTTATTGCATCCCGGTATTATATTATTTTGGTATAGCGACTTATGCGCATCGTTTTGATTAGCAAATGTAGCCTCTGAATTTTCCAAAAGTATATAACTAAAGTTCATTCGTTGGCAAATAGCTTGAGTAGCCTGCAATATGGTTTCTTTTGTACCTAATTGCTTAACATCATAACCCATGCTATTCCATTTCATGGCAGTCTTAGATACAACATATTGGTACTGGCTCCATGACATACCATAACGCAATAAATCATTTTGTATGTCTGTTTTCTCCTTTTCGGTCATTGGCAAATACCCTGCAACACTATCCTTAGTCGCAGCTGCATCATGGCTAATAAAACCAATTGGTCCGCGTTTACGCAACATAACGTTATCTGCTTCCATTCCTGCGCATAGGTTTGAAACAGCCATATCTAAACCAACTAATTTTGATTTAGGCAATAAGAACGATTCGCGCTCGTCTTGTAAGAATCCGTCCTTTAATATTAGTATTTGCTCTGGTTTGTAAGTAGCGATGGAGTTTAATATATTACAGGTATAAGATAAGGCTTTAGGAAATACTGCGCTGTTATAATCTTGTTGTACTGAAAATAACCAAGGCGGTAAGTTCAAAAGCATAGTCGCCTCGCTTGGGTCATATTCAAAACCTACAGGCGTAATAATAAGTACAGGGCAGAATCCGAAAACCTTTTTATAAACAACTTGCTGTCCCCTGAACTCATCCCATGATTGGGATGGATTAGGTTGTTCAAACAGCATGTTCATACGTTGCGCGTATGGGCTTGTGGCTAAATCTTCTTTGCCCTTACCTTGCATTCGTAATATCTCAATATTACCATTAATATCAGCCTCCGCTATCCTATCAATTACAGATGCAAGCGGGTAGCAAAACTCATAGGCATACTTTTGTGTTACCCTGTTTTCTAATCCTAACCATTCGGCGTTTGTGCCTTTAATCTGCAAAGTTCCATTATTGTTATCAACTGGTATAAATCCTATGCTGCCGTCTACCTTGTTAAGTATACCACCTTGCGCAATAGTGCCGAAAAGATTATTAAAGAAGTTATTCATTTACGCCACCATGTTTTTATTGCAGCCTCAAGTAACCAAATTATTACCTTGCTTGTTAATATTGCGACTAAGATAGTTAAAAACATATTTACAAATATATAATTTATTCTTGTCTATAAAAATTTGTATAAATAGCGTATCTGATAGCATCCATTAGGTGATCGTCGCCTGGCTTAGGTGTATTAACAGGTTTACCAGTATCGGGATCAATCATCCACATATACTTTTTACGTTCCATGTCAATATTTTTAGAACTTTCAGTATAGCAAATAGTGTACTCATTTATCTTGCTGATACCTGCATTTATTGATCCTGCGCCTTTACGTGCTGCTGTAGCCATTAATCCTGCCATCCTCAACTGTCTAATCATATCTCCGTCATGTTCGCAATAAATAGGGGTATTCTCATTGAAACCGTTGGCCGTAAACAATGAATAAAGATTATTAGGCGTTAAAGCACAAGTATAACAAAGCTCTTTAACAAAGATAGTATTAGCAACTCTAACACATATCACTCCTGCTGTTGGGTCGTTCGTATATCCAAAGTCCAACCCTGCAAACATTCCGTCCTCATTAGGAAAATCTGCATCAGGAATCTTTTTCCAATTAGGGAATATAATACCCTGCAAGTTACCAGTCAACCCCCTTGCATAAACCCGCCACAATTCTTTATCCTTTATGCTTTCAGTCTGCCTATGTTCTGCTTCAGTAAGAAAAGGGTTGTGCCTGTGATCGCTGATAATCAACTGAACCGTTTTACCAAAGTCGTTACCATCAGGCGAAGTTCCTATTATTTTTTCATGCGCCCAAAAAGGTGCTGATGGGTTGTAGTCTATGAATGTTTTTTTACGGGTACGTTTAGCAAGCTGCCAAAATATAGGGTATGAGATACCATTAGCTTCGTTGACAAATAGATATTGCCGTTTACCATTCTTTGCGCTCTGTTCATTCTCGCAACTAATAAACTCCATTATCCACCCGTTTTTGAAATAAAATATCCTGTCTGTTTTATTCCACTGGTGAATATATCGAGATAGCGCAGGAGTGCTTGCATATATTCCCTCTGCTGCACGATAAGCACCTTTCTTTAAGTTGGGTATACTTTCACCAACAACTGTTATTACAGGGTCTATATTTGGCGCTGGTGTTGTTATGGCTAACCAAAAAAGTAATTGTACTATACCATATGTTTTACCGCTAT